CCATGGCCTTCCTTTTTCTTCGTAAGAGTACGCCATGCGTATAATGCTAACATTTGGTTAGATTAACGCAATAAAACACAGCAACCATGCAAAGCATAATCAATCAAATCAAAGAAGGAGATAAAACCGTGGGTTCAAATCCCACCCCGTCCGATGTTTATCGCTACAACGACTTACGCCGAAATGCTAATACGGCATTAACAACTGAGCCTAAAAAGGCTCACTACCAACAACTAAATTTAAATTCGCGGGGCGGGTACGATTTGACCCCCGAAGCGTTCGTTTATCACCCTAACCCCGCCGTGTGCCGTATGTGGGCACAGCAACACGAGGCCAGCAAATGATCTCGTGGGAAGTCATGCGGGATCTCGCCCAGGTATCCATGCTGATTACTGGCTGGGCTTTATTCGTAGGCTCTGGAATTGCCGGGCTAACCATGGCCGTGCTCGTCTTTGGGTGGGTAGTCGATCAAGTGCGTCGATTCTTTAGGGAGGGCAGATGATTTACGCCAAGGGAAACGGTGCCCCCGCACCTGAAAACCAAGGCGGCGTGGCCGGGGCGTTCTATCCGCCTGCGGCTACTGTTCGTGACTTGGAAGCAGAGGGCATTCTTCCGATCTCTGTCTCGCAATCCTACGGATCGGCCCAGCTCTCTCAAACGACTGCTTTAATCGATCTGCAAACCAAGTACCGCAAGCTGCGTAATGACCTAGACGGCATTCAAGAGGTAGTCGCAAGCCTGCTGAAGAGGGCGCAATCGTGAGCGCATTAGCCAGCAAATTTCTAGTGTTGTGGAAAGTAGCTGGCGGGCCGGAGCTAGTAGCCGAGCACACGTTTCACCCGACCCGCAAATGGCGTTTCGACTTTGCCTGCAAATCCGCCCGCTGTGCGATCGAGCTGGACGGTGGTGCGTTCCTACCGTTTGGCGGCCGTCACGGGCGGGGAATGGGAATGGTGAAAGATTGCGAGAAATACCGGGCAGCCGCCGACCTGGGCTGGCGCATCTGGCGTTTCACAACCAAGTGCCTGACGGCTGAAGCAGTGGCGATGACTGCAAAGTCATTCCGCCTGTCGATGAAGGAGAAAACAAAATGAGCGAACCAAAAGAGCCAACCGAATTTAACAACGAAAAACCCGACTACGAAACCGAGGCTTATGAGCGAGAGGAACGTGACTCGGATTACGACTTCCAACGCTTCGCCGATTACTACGGGAACAACCGACGGGGCTAATTATGACCGACCTGACGAAATTCCGCCTTATTGAAAACATTGAAGTCATGGCCTGCCGCAACTCAGCCGAGCGGGTTGTGAAGGCTCTGAACCGAGGCGAGATTGACCAGGCAAAGCAACTAGCCCGTAAGCACGAGATCGCGTGGCACCTGGCCGACCGCGAGTTCCAAGACTTAAACCAACCGCATCGAAACAACGATTTTTGCGACGACGAGTAGTCGCAAATCCAAGAAACCCAAACCAAGAAAGCAAAATAAAAATATGCCAATAGTAGCAAGCAGAGGGGGCACATATACCCCCGCACCCGAAGGGAATCACGACGCAGTGTTCTGCGACGTTGAGGATCTCGGCGTGGTGGAAACGCAGTACGGAAAGAAACATCAGATCCGCCTAGTATGGCAGATCGCTGAGAAGATGGAGGACGGGCGGCCGTTCACCATCGGTCGGCGTTACGGACTGAGCCTGCATGAGAAAGCGGCTCTCTTCAAAGATCTGAAATCCTACGCTAAAAAGGCGCCACCGCAGAATCTGGATCTGGAAACGCTGATCGGTAAGCCGTGCCAGATCCTTGTGACACATGCGGAGCGTGATGGCTCTACATACGCCAATGTGCAGGCGGTACTGCCAGCCGGAGCGAACAAAGTGAAAGTCGACAAAGACTTCGTCCGGAAATGCAATCGTCCGGGCGCACCGAAACCACCCGTCGTCGAGTTAGATGCCGACGGAACACCCGTACCGTTCTAACCAAATTGGCCGAGGCGGTTCTATCCCGCCTTGGCCAGAAAGAATCCCCCCATGGAAATCCTAACTTTAGTAGTTCAAATCGTATTCCCCACAACCGCAGTCGTGCTGGCCATTATGACCATGCGCTTGCTGAAGGACTGGCAGTAATGGCTGCGTTAATTGCCACAGCAAAGACGGAGTCGTCGCACTATTACTTGGCGTCAGGTGAGTCGTGCCACGGTGACTTGCGATCCGCCCGCAAGGTGGGGGCTTATCCGTCCGTGACCACCATCCTCGGAGCGGCTGGCCCCAGCAAGCAGGGGCTGATGAATTGGAAAGAGGAGCAGGCGATTCTATCCGCCTTGTCGCTACCACGAAACGATGGCGAGGCCGATAGTGACTTTGCCAAGCGGGTGGTATTGGACAGCAGAAAGGAAGTGGAGGCCGCCGCTGTTAGGGGCACGCAGATTCATTCCCTGGCTGAAATTATAATCAACGGCGAGGAGCCGGGTGAGCTTGTGAAAGGATACGAGCCTCACTTTGCATCGCTTAAGGAATGGCATAAAGACGTCACAAAAGTACACGCCAGTGAATCGGTAATGGTGAATGAGGCCGAAGGCTATGCAGGCCGGGTTGATCTTATTTGCGACATCAACGGCGAGATCGAGGTGGTTGATTTTAAGACACGAAAATTTAAGAACGGCAAGGCGGCAGGCTACGAAACCGATCTGCTTCAGCTCAGTGCTTATGCGTACGCTTTCACGGACGAGCACATGGCATGTCGCAACGTGCTGATCGATCCAGTGACGGGGCAGTTGGCAGAGGTCAAATACACGGCGGAGCAGGTCTGCTTCGCATTCGAGGCGTTCACGTCCATCTGCAAGGTGTGGCGCTGGCTGAAAAAGTATGACCCACGGGAGGTGCGTTGTGATTGAGATCCTACCCGAACAATCCACCCACGAGCAGTTACTGAACCGCGTGCGCTCGTTGGCCCGTGAGCTGGCAGAGGCAAAGGCAGCACTGGCGGCTGCTGAAGGACGCGAAAACAATTTAATCGAACGAATAAGGGCAGGGCTATGAGAGCGATTTGCAACGTAGTGCTGACGTTTCTGGCGTTCTTTGGGTTCCCAGCAACTCAGGCATCGAACGTGATGATCGATCTGAGGCCAGAGTCAAAGAAGATCGACGTTAAGAAAATCAAAGTGCGCATCACTGGCTACTGGCCGGGTGAGGACGAGTGGTCGAGTCGCTATCAGTCGAGCACTGGCACACGCTTGCGTGCTGGCCGTCACTGCGCCGTCGATCCAGACATCATTCCGCTGTGGAGCAAGATTCGCGTGATGGGCGGCAAGCGTGAGTGGGTGGCCGTGGATACTGGCACGGCAGTAAAAAGCAAAAAGGCGAGCGGTGGAAAGTTGCCGGTGATCGACGTATTCGCCGCCAGTGAAAAGCAGTTTAACGCGATGCGGTTACCTAAGGTGGCGATGGTTGAGGTGATGAAGTGAGCACGAAAGCCGCCACGTTTGCATCTAAACGCAATCGGGCTGCGGGCCTTGGCGATACCCGGCCGACGTTCCGCCGCCTGGGCGTGATCGCCGGAATGCTGCGCCGGGATCTGACGCTGCCGAGCTGTGCCAGGTTGGGCGTTAAGCTCGAATGTAGCTACAAGACCATCCAGCGGGACATAGATCTGCTCCGTGACTTCTTTGGCTATCCGCTGGAATACGACGCCAGCAAGTACCACTACAAACTGGCGGGGCCGCTGCCGAAGGCGGTGCTGTGAGATTTAGCAAACACATTTGGGCTGAGTTAAAGGTCGAATCAGAAAAGTTAAGGCGTTACCCCGGCCATGCTCTGAATTGCTACATCCACATTAATTCTGAGGCGTGTAACTGCGGAACAGAAGAAGTGCAAGAAGAGCTAGCAAACGAAGAAACCAAAGCCGAGACGCGAGAAGATGATTCTTATGAAGGGCAAATCTATGACATTTAAGCAGCTCCTTACTATGTTCTCCGCCCGCGTCATCGGTACTTACACGCCGGAGCAGTACGCAGAACAAGTGATCATCGCCCGCAACAATCGGATGCGATGGGGAATGGGGCAGTGGTGAGCAAACCATTCGAATCAAATAAAAACAAACATTTTGGCAACCTTGCCGTTCAGTTGTTTTCTTGTGAGGTATTAAAGAGAGGTGGTCGATATTCAAAACCAGAGGGCGATGACTCCCCTTACGATATAATCATAGATGTGGCGGGCAATCTTTGGAGAGTCCAAGTAAAGAGCACATGGACTTGTGTAAACAACAGGATTGGTGAAAGAGTTTCAAACAGATGTAGAATAATTATTGCAAAAGGATGCAATAAAAAAACACCATACCACACGGATGACGCTGACGCTGTTGCGTTGTATGCAGCCCCATTCAATCACTGGGAAATTAAGCATAGCGATCAAATTACTGGCATTTCTTATAGCTTTAACTCAACAAACCTTAAGCCGACAAATTGGGGAATGCTTGGTCTATGAGCGTTAAACGTCTCACCTGGCATCTTGCCGTACTCGAACGTGCGAAGAAGAATTTGCTGAAAAAGCAGTACGATGCAGTACGCACCCGGCTGGATCTGGCCGTTCTTATGGCCACAGAAATGCTGAAGCAGGCCGAAGGCTATAAGGCCAAGGCGATGGAGGCCAAGAAATGAAGCTGCTTTCAATCCTGTTTTATTACTTAGGGGACATGGTCAGCCACACGATCGCCCGGTGGAGCTGGGGCGGCTGGCTGTATCAGCGGCTAATGTTGTTGTCCGTGGATTGCGACAAGGACTTTGAAATTTGGAAAGAAGTCAAACCCCGCAAAAGGAAAAAGCGCAAATGAAGGATTTAGGCAAAATTACTTTTGGCAAAGCACGGCCTGCGCCTAAGCAGGTGTTGGTCGACGTAACCTATGACGCCAAGACGGCCAAGGCGTTGCACGCATTTGGACTGAAGCAGTTAAAGAAAGACCCTGAAGCGGTGATTGAGTACGTAATCGCAAAGGCGCTCAAAGGGTTGGTCAAAAAATGATCGCACCGCTCCCACCCGCAATCGAGGCCATCCACCGCAACGGAGCGGCTGAAGGCGAACGCAACACGCAGCTCTTTAAGCTGGCGTGCCAGTGGCGCGACCAAGGGCTGACGGAGTTCGACGCAACAACTAACGCAGAGGAGTGGGCGTTTAAGGTGGGGCTATCGCAGAACGAGGCCGTGAGCGCAGTTAGATCCGCGTTCAGCAAGCCAGCCAGGGAAGCGTGGAAGCCAAAGGCCAAGTATGCCTATCAGAACGGGAAGATCGTTCGTGAGGATCTGCCAGTGCCACCTATGCCAATAAGCGTGGAGAGTGGGCCGGTCGATAAGTTCCTGACTACGTGTTTCGACGTGGGCGATCAGATCAATATATGCCGATCGATTAAGGACGGCGACCGGGAGCGGCCCGACGGTGCAGGCGAGACGCGAAGCCGGGAGGAATGGCTAGAACTGTTTAAGGCCGACGGGTTGAAGGAATGGCAAGGGGATGCAGTGGGCGTTTATGTTTCGATTAACGCTAACAACGGAAAGAATCGAAAAGCCGAATCCATTACTAAGTTTCGCCACTGCCTAATCGAGTTTGATGAAAGCACGATGGCTGAACAGTGGGCGATTATTAAGCGCAGTGGCCTGCCTACGTCGTCCATCATAAAGAGCGGATCACGTAGTCTGCACGCATGGGTGGAGATTAGGGCAGCCAACGCCAAGGAGTTCGCTGAACGAGTGGACTTTATTTACAAGCACCTAGAGCACAGCAAGCCTGATCCTGCCAACAAGGACGCAGGTAGGTTGTCGCGGTTGCCAGGTGCGATGAGAACGGCGACAGGCTTGCAACAAGAGTTGGTCGAGTGTGGCGCACCAACGCTCACATATATGGAATGGCAGGAGCGCACGATTTACGGCGATATTCCTGAGCCATACAGCTGGGAGCAGTTGGTCAATTTCAAGGAAGATGCCGACATAACGCAACTACTCGGAAAGCGATGGATATGCCGTGGCGGTTCGGCCTTGTGGGTGGGGAGCAGTGGGCTGGGTAAGAGCGTGCTGTGCTTACAAGCCGCAATCACTTGGGCGGCCGGTCGTGATCTGTTTGGCATTAGCCCACACGGTAAGCCGTTGAAGTCGCTAATTGTGCAGGCCGAGAACGATGAGGGCGACGTTGCAGAGGCGTTGCAGGGCATTCTAAAGGCACTGGATTTAACCGCAGAGGAGCTGGAACGTGTAAAACAGAATATCGTGATCGTGCGTGACTGTACGTCCACGGGTGAGCGGTTCGTCGATAGGATGCGCCGCTTGGCTGAAAAGCATAAACCCGACCTAGCCTGGGTAGATCCGTTGCTTGCCTTTATCGGTGGCGACTTATCCAGCCAAGAGACTGCCGGTGGCTTTTTGCGTAATTTGCTTAATCCGCTCGCCCTATCTGGCGGATTTGCTTGGATGCTTATGCATCATACCCCGAAGCCAACACGCGACGGCAGCGGTTACCAAGGGCACGACAAGGCGTATAGCGGATTTGGATCGAGCGAGCTGACTAACTGGGCAAGAGCAGTTTTAATGCTGTCGCCTTGTGGCCAGGACGAGCAAGGCACGTACACCTACAAGCTGGAAGTAACCAAGCGCGGAAAGCGGTCTGGATTGCGTTCTGGCGTAACTGCAATCGATTTAATTGCCAGCAAGACGCAGCCGCTGGTTCACCTCAAGCATGCCGACAAGGGGATGGCGTGGATTGAGGTTGGAGCGCCCGAAAAGTCAGTGGGCCGTAGGGCGTCCACGATCGATTG